GTGCCATTTCCCGATCCTCGACCTTGATCTCGTAACCGGATGACGCGGAGTATTCTTCCGAGACTCTGCGGGCAATGACCTTACGCAATGCGGCTTCGTGCGCCCGCTCAAGATAGAATTCCTCAATGCCAGCTCCTCCGTGAGCCTCCTGTATCTGGCCCATGTTTCGCGCACCCGCCCGCCATTCTTCAAGTTCCATCTTGCTTTCGCGCCCATCGTCAACGGATAGACGTGCTGGCTTGGAAAACTCCCAAGAGAACGGGTGATCGAGTTCCGGCACTCGGCCTTGTTGTTGGAACACGGAATAAGCCCATGCGAACGCTTGGAGAGCGGGCATGGTTAGATCGCGCTGGCGAGTGCGGATGTAACCGCGAGCTTTGATGATCTCGGATCGTTCGGCGGTGCCTTGGCCGGCGCTCATCCACACCAGGGCAGCGGGCCACACGGACGCAAGAGACTGGCGGATCATTCGGTTTTGGAAGGACTCCCAAACCTCGCCCGGGTTCTCATGGCGCATCTGCTCCATTTTGTCCCCGCTGCCCGATTGGTGATAGACTATTCCCCCAGGCATGGCCTTGGCAACGTAGGTGTCGGCAGTCGTGGCGGTTGCTGCCGCCGTGCTTCCGCGAAGCATCTGCACCATTGGGTCGTCGGTATTCGGGCCGCCCGTCTCGTTGTGGACATTCAGGTGCAGTCGGGATATGATTTGCTGGCGGATGCGCTCGTCGCCGGTGCTTGAAAGACTTGCGAGCATGTCCTCGATGGCGTGCATGAATGCGGGATATCCCCGGTTCTGCTCGGCAAAGTCGGGGTCGAAAATGTGGATTACGTCCTTCGCGTCCACGTCAACGAATGTCCGCATTTGCTCGCCCGTTAGAACGCGATAGGCGGCTGGCCTGCCGGATGCGTAGAGGATTACTCCGTCCGAAATCTTGAATCCTTTCCACTTCCCATCTCCTACGGTGGTGTTGTCTCCGCCGTTGCCGACCCGGTGCGCGGGAACGACTTGGATGCGCGGGAAGTTGTCCTTGCCTAACACCTTCACCCAAAAAACATCACCGTTGATGTCCTGCCCTTGGCTGGTGACTTCCAGCGTCTTTTGCCAATTGAACACCCCGCCCTTGACGTTCATGTTAGGAAACCAAACCTTCCGCATGAATGTGCTGATTTGCTTGCCGTCCACGAAATCCGATTCCCCGACGTAGGCCGGATTCCATGCGTTGCCGATGCTGTATCGGGCTTTCTGCGAAATCGCATCCCGGCACACTCCGAAGTTGATGAACAGGCGGCTCGACAAGCTGCGGAGACTCGTCAGATCGCTAACCGAAATCAGCTTGTCGATGTCGTCCCTGCGGGTTGGAAACAACGGTCCGCGATATGGATTGCGCTCGGCCCCGTGCGCTAGGCGTGTCGGGGTCGTGTAGGGCTGGCCGAATTCGTTGAGGATGCTCATGAGAAATACGGGTGCGCTTCGGCGGGTGCGGACTGTCCGATGTCATCGAACCGGCAGATGATTGAGAGCATGGTAAGCCTCTGCAAACCCGTGATCCCGCCCCGGTCATTGGCGGAAAAGCTCTGCCCGTTGACTGTCGCGCTGGTGATCGTCAGCCCGGCGTTTGGGTCCGTTGCGATGGACAATGCCAATGCCGCCCGCTCGTTGCGGATTTTCGCCATTGCCTGCGGGTCGTCTCCCAAGGCGGCGTAAACGGCTTGCGCGGTCGAATGAAGGCTCACGCCGCGACTATGCCGGATCGCTGGCGGATGTCAAAATGGCGGCTAGCCAGAAAACTTGCAGTCGCAGTTCGGGCATTCGTATCCACTGACGAGAATCCAAAGAAATGTTCCTCCACATCGCGGGCATGAAATGGTCGCTTTCGCGGCGAGTTCCGATTCTAGTCTGGAGACCTCCCCCCGAAGTCGGTTGATTTCCGCCACAAGTTCCTTGTTGAGTCTAATTTCCACGGTTGCGGTTGTCATGGTGTCTCTGTCTCGGTTAGTGTTGTATCCCTCGCTGGCTCTTGGAACAAGCCGAAAATCAGCGCGGCTCCGACTTGGTAAACGAGGCAGTCCCAAAGGTGATTGTTCCGGTTCTTGCAAACCCAAACCGAAGTTGATTCCTGCTTGGTCGTGGCCTGCTTGACCATCTCCCGGCGCTCGGATCGCATGTGCTGCTCGAACGCCTTGCTCACGTCAGACGGGATTTCCAATGCCGCGCCCTCTCCTATCAGCAAGCGATGCACGATGTCCTTGATCGGATTCGTCGCGAGTTCCACATACGGCACGATTGGCCCCGCCTTCGATTTGGTCCGCATGGTCTTGCTGTGCAACCGCTCGATGGTCTTGCCGTCGCCACGGACATACGGATAGAAGCGTTTCATGCCCTCGCCCTTCACTCCCATCCATCCGTGTTTCGCGCACAAGCCCACGATCCGATCCCAATCGTAGGAGATGTCGATCAAGACGCAACCCGGCAGCACGCCGTAGCGGTTTTGAATCTCGGTCACGCCAGCCTCATCCTTGCCGTCGCCGGGGATGTAGCCCTCCCAAAGTATCCGGCTGGATCCGCCTGGTCGCCACGCTTGGACGATGCCCCAGAAGTGCGTCATGTGGGAATCCACCGTGAAGAACCGTGCCGCCTCGCCGTCTATCGGCTTGCCGTCTTCGTGTTCCAGTTTCGTGAACACGCCTCTTGTTAGCTCGACCTTGGTATCGGCCAGATCGTCCGCCCAAAAGTTCGCCCGCCTTTTCTGCCACCACTGCCGGTACTTGTCCACGATGCCCGAACGGAGCATCCGTTTGGATTCGAGGAAGCCTAGCACCTCTTGCGCCCAAGGCACGTCAAAGACGGCCAGGGAGTCGATGTGATAGCCGACGTAGCCCTTCAACGCGCCGGGATTGCCGCGCATGATGTATCCGTTATGCCCGTTGCCCGTGTTCGATGCCGCCAGCATCCGGCGATGGATTGCCGTGTCGCGGTATTGCGCCCGACAGAAAATGCACTCCATCCGCGCCGTCTCGCTGGTAGCTTCCTCATCGGTGGTTCCGTCCGGTCGCTCGATGGTGTCGTATCGCAGCGAATCCCACGAATAGATTTGCGGCGTGTGGCATTTCTGGCATTTCCAAGAGTAGTCTGCTTGGTGGCATTTCTCCCATTCACCGTGAAACTCGGTGTTGATTCGCGAGCCTTGCGATACCAGATAGATTTTCCGGTTCCATCGGTTGTGATGTCGGGCAAGGAACTCGCGGATTAGCCCGCCGCCGCCAACGTCCTTGCCGCCCCAATTCCAAACCTCGTCGCCGTAGAGCCAGCGACAGGACTTCTCTTGGAAGTTTGATAGATTCGCGCCGCCGATGACCATTGCCATGTGCGAAAAGATGATCTCCATTTTGCGTGACTTGTGCCTGTCAGAAGGCCACAAGCCATCCAGCGGCCCGCATTGCTTGAGGGTGGGGACAAGCCGTGTCTCTGCCCAGAAGCCAGCGTCAGGGTCTGTCTGGCTGGCGTAAAGCAGGTTCCCGGGATCTTCCGCGACGATGTAGGGGATGATCGCCTCGGCAATGGCAGACTTGCCCGCCCCGGTCGGCGCGACAATCACGCACTCGATGATCTCGCCATCCGCCGCGCATTCAAGCGGTGCCCGCAGCCACGGGGTTTCGCTTGTTGCGAACCTTGCGGACCTTGACGAGTTTTGCATCTGGACGTGCCTTTCCGCCCACTGCCACGGGTTGAGGCGGGTCTGCGGTCGGAAGTTTTTCAGAAAGCCAGTGATGACGCGGTTTGCCATCAACGGCACCGATTCGTCTGAGTTCGTCGCGGAAGGTTGCGTAGATTTTTTCATGTTGGCTCCTCAGTTCCTTCTTGATCTCGTTTGCTGTTAGTCCTTCCAAGCGTGGCGGGCAGTCGTTCTCCATGCGTTGCAGCATGGATTTCATCACCGATCCGATTGCCGCCATGCCCTCCTCGACGTCGCTGGAGGAAATGACGCTGCCGATGGATTCATCGAGTTCTATCCGCTTG